TTATATTATATACCGTCTCAGATTTTTTTGAGTATTTTTGGTTGGTATATAGGGTAACACCACAAGAAGAACAAGCCATAGTACCATATAGTACCCCTAAGACCCCCAAGTGTGACCAAAGTATAAGCTTATATATGCACAGGGGGGTCTCTTCCATAGGGTAACTTTAGAGATTCAACCAGCCTTCTTCTTGTTGTGTTCCCATAGTAGATACGTTTAAGCCATTCATAAACTTATATAGCTCTTCTTCTAGTAGTTCATTCCTTTTACTAACCATTTGCTTGTCAGCATCAGCAGCCATCTGGTCTACCCAGTACTGAACAGCCATAGCTAGTACGTCAAGTCTATCATCGTGAGCCAAAGCACCACGCTGTTTAGTAATCCTAGTCAACTGATACGTCAGCATATACTTCACAGCCCTCTCAGGCGGCATAGACTGTACGCTATCGTAATCCTTTTGAATTACTTTAGGGTCTATGACTAGCTTGTGTTGGTTCATGACAGGCTCTAGCGTGTCAATAATCCTGTGTTCCTTCTGCTTGCTGTGGCGTACCTCTTCCATAGTTACAGGATAGGTCTTCTCTAGGTATGGCTTCATAAGCTCAGTGAACATACCGTCACCAAAGTTACTCTCAACCAGCACCATATTAACCCTATGCACCTTAGCAAGGTCTGCAAGAGTCTGTAGTGTCTCCTGAGAATACCCACCAGCAATACCACCAGCGTCTACAACGTAAAGGAAACCATTAAGCATCTTCACAATGGCGTATGCAGTCTCGTCAGAGCCTCTACCAGAGGGGTCAATGGCAAGGATACTGCCTGTATACTCAGACCGCCCTAGCGTTTCCTCAGGGGCATAGAACTTATCCCCACTGAGACCTACGTTAGGTAACTCATTGAGGGGCTTCATGATGCCATACACCACCTTTTCAGGTGCTGTGTCCCTGTCACAGGACATAATCATTAAGTCTGCAAGCTTTAGCGGATACTTATTAGCGTCAGAAAGACTAGTATCCAACATAAACTGGAGAGCAAAACCAGACCTACCATAACTTAGTTCTCTTTCTAACAAATCTTCGTCATCAAATCGCTTAGAGTCCGTAGGAAGCCCGTAGACAGCCTCTAGGTTGTCCTGAAGGTATTCATACAGCGAGGGAGCTAGACGGCCTCCATAGGCCTTCTCTGCCCTTTCTAGGGTAGGGTATCTAGCTGGCCAGACTCTCATGTCATAACCACGAGTAGTAAGGGTATTATAGAGGCTCATCTCGTTCTGAGGTGTACCTAGATAGATAATCTTACCGTCAGGCTTAAGAACAGCGTCAAATTCCTTAACAGTCTCCCCAAGCTTCTCACGCATCATGTGTGTCATTGAGTTGTTGGGTACTTCAACGTCATCAGCAATGATAATGTCAGCACGAGAACCAGTCAACTGACCAGTCACACCCACTGACTTAACGCTAGGAGACCCTGAGGCCTTCGCTGGGGCTACGTCAAAGGCAATCTTAGACCACCTCTGCCCATCCTTTGCCACTAGGTGTTGGCATATAGGTAGCTCAGTAATAATCCTCTGTGTAAATGTAGAGAAGTCATCAGCCCTAGCCTTACTAGCAGACACCACCATGAACTTAAGCTGTGGGTCTAGGAGGAGTTGGTGTACGACATAGGCTGCTGTGATGTAGCTTTTACCTACCCCACGAAAGGCTTCAATAATGCAACGCTTTGGTGAGTGCTGTAGGTAGTGTGCTATGTCGTATTGAATAGGTGTTGGCTCTGGGAGTCCTAGATGTTGCCATACAAGATAGGTAAAGTTCCTGAAGTCTTGTAATTGTTCTGGTATCTTAGTCATCATACATAATGTCTATAGGGTGGTCATGAGTATCTTCTGCTTTAGCCCACACTGCATTGATTGGTGCTACAGAAAACTCAAAGGTAGTATCACCAATCTTGTGTCCTGACACTGCTCCTTCTATCTTGAAGCCTGTAGCAGCAGTAGGTTCAGTAGTATTAGTACCAAAGCCTACCTCAATAGTATGAGCATCGTGATGGTTCTGAATAGCTAAGTAAGTACGAGTATGGTCTTCATCTAGTATCTTAGTCCAGTTACCACCAGTCAGTGTCTTCTGTTCTGTTTTAAGTGAAGCATTAGCTGCTACTGTCATTGTACTGCCTCCGACATATCAAAGGGTAAGCTTTCTAAGAGATTAGCCAAGGGTGACTCAGCAGTCACTACGTCAAGGCTTGCTCCGTTGTCCTTGAGAAACTTAACAGCTACTGATAGTTCACTTGCTGTCGCTTCTCCACTCATCACACGACTTAGTAACTCTTTCGTCACTTGTTCGTGTAGAGTGTCCATCAGTTGTTTTTCTGTCATCTATCTTTTCTCCACGGTTCTTAGCTGCCTGTTCAGCAGTAGTCTGATTAAACATATTAAATATGTGTGTACTCACTTACTAACACCCTTTATCTTTTCAAAAGTACGGAGTCCTGCCATTCCGAGCATTGCAAAGGTAAGCTCAAGTAGAACGTCAGAGGGAACAGTAGGGACTTCTCCCTCTACTCCTGCCATGTTCATACCCCACTGAGCAAAGTTTGCACCAATGAATAACCAGAAGATACCTAGCGCACAAGACCAACCGATTGCTGGTCTCCATCCAGCGACAAAGATGTTCTTGTGTTTTGCCTCTGTTTGGTTTGTTGCTATCTGAGCTAGGTTAATACTACTAGCGTTCTCTATCAGGGTTTTTTCAATGTCCTGTAGAGCCTTTGCTTTACCATTCTCATCAGGAATAGTCCTATCAATTACCCCACTAATAAGTGGGAGTAGTTGTGGTATTAGAGCAGTTATCATGTTTGCTCTCCTATCTGTTCGCATTTGCTTCCTACAACGTAGGGAGGATAGAACATCTGTGGAACAACGTCTACCATTTCCTGTAGACGCTGCTCACACTGTTGTTCTGTTTTGTACAGACCACGATTGTCTCGTAGTTCTACACAGGGTGGTTCTGCATTAGGCAGCATACTACACACCAGTACCATAGCCTGAAACATTACATAACCTTAGAAAATAACATAGCAGCCATTGCTACCATAGCAAAGGTAGACCCCATAATCATGGCTTCTAGCCGCCACATACGCTTTTCTAAGCTATCTAGCTTTTCTTTTATGCCATTGTAGCGTTCCAGACAGAGGGCTTCGTGATTATCTAGTTGTGACTGTGTACTCATTAGTCTACCTCAGGCCAGTTATTAATAGGTGCATTACCAGTAGGTATGCCTTCAGCGTCCACAGGAGCGTCATATAAGGCGATAAAGGCTTCATGGGTAGTAACACCGCTAATAGAGGCTTCTATCGCTCCTGAGGCTTCCCTGACCGATTGACGGTATGTTAGGATTTCTGAGGGGATTGCTACATCTGTCTCAGCCTTTCTTGTTACATACCAGTCAGTAGGTGCTAGTAGTCCTGCTGCCTGTGTTTTTACTAGTGCAATAGCCTGAGACTTTAAACCAAGGATGACCACCTGTTCACCATCTTCTAGTACAGGATTACCATCCTCGTCTACTGCATTAACATCTTCTAACGCCTTAGGGGTACTTGCGTCCCACCAGAAGCGGTTGTCAAAGGAGGGTGCAGGGTCAACCCACACCATCCCTTTACTAGTTTTCTCAGCATCACTCCACCGCCCCCACGAGGTTGGGTGGGTAATACCGTCAGAGTCTTTCCAACTCCGTCCTTCTCTTATTCGTTTTCCGTTATATGTCCACATTGTTACCTCGCGTTTGCGTATTTGAATGGTTGTTCACTAATAGACAGGAATATATATGAACCGCCTGAACGATTTATTCCAGTGTTTCCAGCCCTAGCCTTAAATCCATTACTAAGAATGTCCAGCGATGGATTGGTGGTTGCTTCAGCGGCACTAGTATTGGGGAACAATCTTTGTGATGCAACATTGTCTGGGTCACGCGTTGTATCAAACAACTCCCAACTATTCGCGTTGCCTGTTTCCTTAATCAACAGAAATGAAGGACGGTGTCCAGTATGAACAAAGACCCCATCTGCCGAACCATTGCCCACATAACTGCCCACCTTACACAGCCCTTCGGCGTTTGCAAAAGAATACATAACGTAAGTTGAAGTGCTGTTATAATTTACATGAAGATTATTTCCTAAAGACACAACAGAAGATGATGGGAAAGTAGAGTTCCACGTTGCTGCACTACTCTCTTTTGCATTAGTATAGTTTAGATAAATTCGTTCTGTTGCACTAAAAGAATTATGCCAAACAATCCAATCACCGCCGATACCACCACCATAAGTGATATTTCTACCTGTAATTATGACCATATCTGGAGCAACGCCAAGTCCGTGACCAACTGTAGCGTTAGCACCTGTACCTGTATAAGTTGCAACACTAAACCAGTTTTGTTGACTTGTAGCACCCACGCTCACGGTGCTGGTAATACTTCCATCAGTGTTGGATACGCCAGAGCCGCCAGCTTTCCAGTTCCAGCCGACATATGTTTCGCCTGTATTGTTATAATTATTTGTGTTGTTTAAGGTAAAGCCATCAGCATCAAATGATATGAGTGGGCTTGCACCTTCAGCATTTGTTAAGTTCGGATAAATCCCTGCGGTTGCGCCTCTAACTGCATCCATCAGTCTGTGGTCACGCACGACATTCCTTGTTTTAATCCACGTCATTGACGGCTGGAAACCCACAGTAATAGGTGTGTTGTTTGTACTATTTCCGCTATACAAAACCGTATTAAAATAATCCTCTGGCGTTTCATCAGCCAGCGTGTTTATCGCACCGCTTGGCATATTGGCAGAACACAAGGATAAGAAACCAGACGGCGGCGCATAGGCGAAGTCACCGTAGCCGTTCTCATCAGCATTGCCGCCAGCGGCTCTTGCTCCAGCGAATGTAGAGTCCTGACCAAAGTTTATTCCTAACTTACAGGATGACTGTTGGTCGCCTAGATTAAAGAAAGGAACGTAATCTGTTATATCGCCAGAAATAGGGTCGCCATTTGTGCCATTTGCAGGGTCGCCAGTTCCAGCGGTTAATGTAGTTCCGCTAGTTCCTGCCCAAGAATTATCAAGAGAAAACCAAAACTTCTTAGCATCACAATCAACAGCGATTCCATAGACTGTACTGCCAACAGTAAATCCAAAACTTCCGCTTTTTGTATAGTCTACCCAAGATGGATACTGTCTATACTCGCCTATTCCTCTGCTATCTACTTGAATTAAAGGATTTCCAAAGGTAGGAAAGCCAGAAATGTTTTCTCTGCCTCTAATGTTACCAATGCCAAAAACAAAAGCACCGTATCCAGCGTTAAAAATTCCTTGTACTGGCATTACTTCCCAATAATACTTTCCAGAAGAAGGTAAGTTAAAGTTGGCAAGGTTAATGTCCCAACCACCCCACGATGGCTGATATAGCTGAAGATTGCCCTCAGTATGTTGTGAATAACCAGTGCTTTTTAATGTAGTAGATGGAACAACCGCAAAATTATTAGTAGTGCTATCAGGCACAACATCGCTGAACACTAGGTTGTTTGGTTGCCAGTCATTGCCCTGCCCAGAAGTGTCCTTCCAGAACGCCGCGTTGCGTGTGTCTGCAAAGGCCATATAGATATATGTGCCGCCTGATGCGTTATCAAATAACGATGTGTTGTTGATAGTAAATCCTGTGTCAGTGACATCAATATACCAAGATGGGTCTGCACCACCCTCTGCATTAGATGAGTTAGCAAGCAGTGGGTCAGTCTGACTGCCCATAGGGTTTTGCACCTGTCGAGTTGTGTCATACATATACCAACCAAAGGCGGCATCGGTACGTTTTATCATAATGAAGGCTGGCTTAAATCCTGTAGTAATGCTATTGCCAACCGCCCCAGTTCCACTGTATGTACCAATCTTTGAGTAGCCAGTTTTTTCAGCGAAACAATACGCCACCAGATTATTACCAGAACCGTTTGTCTGTGCGTCACTGCCAACGCTAAACACTGATGATGTAGGTGTTGTGCTATTCCATATA